AACGGTACCAACAGCAACAGAACCTACGTCTCCCGTAGCAAAGACACCGCTGAGCGCTACATCAAGCGTGCTGGCTACGTTTCCTACATCCCCAGTGCCAAAGACACCGGATAGCGCCGTTGTTATTACAGGCGATACGTCGCCCGCTAGTCCGCTGGTAGATACCCCGGTCAGTACGTCGCCACCGGCATTGACAACAACAGTACCGACTTCGCCGGTAGCAAAGACACCGTTCAGCGCGACGCTGATATCAACGCCAACAGAGCCTACGTCACCTGTAGCAGCAACGGACGTTATCTCAACAGCGGTTTGTGCAGAGACATCGCCCACCTGTCCGGTGGCGGAAACACCCGTAGTCTCTACAGTGATCGGCAGAAGGTAGTACGCCCCACCAAACGGACCTTCAGCAAACGAGAAGGCAGCGAAGGCGTCAACTTCGTATGGAAGCCCCGGCAGTACAGTACCGACTTGGCCGGTAGCTTCTACGCCGGTAAGCGCGAGGGTAAATTCTTCGCCTAGCGAGCCAACATCGGTGTTGGTGACAACGCCAGACAGCGTGTCGAGGCTAGAATCGACAGTAACAAGACCTGTGCCGCCTGTAGCAACGACAGAGGTAAGCGCTATCGTAAGAGCGTCTGCTACCGAACCAACATCACCAGTAGCCGATACGCCAGTAAGCGCAGGGACACCACTACCGACAACTGTTCCAACAGCCCCGGTAGCGGATACGCCGGAGAGAACCGATGAACGGGTAACGCCGAGGGAACCTACTTCCCCGAAACTGGAAATGCCGAGTGCAGATGTCGTACTACTTGTGACACCTACACTACCAACATCCCCAGCGGCTGATACGCCCGATAAACTGACAAGAGTTGCAAAGGGTAGGCCGCTAAATGTTGTTGCGGAAAACGAATTCGCTCCGAACATACATTACGCGGCGGTCCCCCACCGCGCCTCGTTACGCAAGGCGAAGCAATGCGAGTGTAGAACTATTGGTCGGCATGGTCAGCGTAAAGGTGCCAGCGGTAACGGTCTGTGAACCGAAAGTGTGGACGCTTACAGCACGGTTGCCTTGCGAGCTATTATAGATCAACACCGCGTCGAACGCCGTGCTCAACGTCACGTTGGTATACGTGAAAGAGGCAGTAGGCGTCGTGTACGCAGTCGTGCCGCTGCTGGTAGGGGCGTTCCAAGAAGTGATCGTGATGCCGCCGGGCGTATAGTTCGTGCCGGTTACTTCTCCGGTCGTGCTGTACACCGTAGTACCGGCATTGACCGTCGCCGAAGCCAAATACAGCGCAGCTTTGAACGTGTCCGCCGTGTTGATGGTACGGGCAGGGTTTGTCGCGCTGAAGTTGTGGTAGGCGTTAAGCAACTCCGTCTTGAAAGACGTAGTCATCGCTTGTGTATTAGGCATGATATTTCCTTAAGAGATCATCGCGGCCAGACCGTCGGCCATAACGTTTTTCTTCAGAGTCACATGCACGGAACGATGCACAAGCTCGTCCTCATGCCAGTATTCAACCCACACCGTGTACTCGTGGTCATTGTCAATGGACCCAGTTTGCTTTATCAGCAGACTCTCGTCCATTTCGCCTTTGGTCGTCGTGATGAGCATTAAACAATCCTTATGATGGCAGATGTACTGGATGCAACCGGGAACTGAACCGTGAATGTGAGAGCAGAGGTTTTATCGTTCCCAAAATCAAGAACGCAAACAGCAGCGTCTGACGCCGTCACATTATAGATTAGCGCACCGCGAGCAGTAAATGCTCCAGTCCAGCTAGGATTGTTGAACGACAGATACGCAGTCCCGTTGTTGATCCCCAGCACAACGCCCGTAAGAATCTGTCCACCCGTTACGTACGACCCGGTAGGTGTAACTTCTCCCAACAAAGTGGTCGAGTACGCGGCGGTATCCGCATTCAGCGAAGCGCTGTTGGTGTACAGCGCCATCTTAAACGTGTCAGAGCTAAAGTTGTAGACCCCGGTCAACAGCCCTGACTTGAATACGTTACACGTGTAGTTGCCGGTGAAAGCCATTAAGTCACCGCCTGTCGGTATTGGCCGGATCTGTACGCATCTTGACGCTCCATGCCGTCGCCGAGACGTTTAGCCAGCGCAAGGGCTTCCTTGTATTTCCCGTCGTACAGCGCAATAAGATCCGGCTCACCTTTCATGAAGGTGTACGCCTCGACCAGCGCCCCGTAGAGCAGCACAGAATCAAAATTGTCGCCAAGCCAGCTCGTGTTCGCGGTCGTGATCGACTCTGGGTAATAGTAGAAATGCAGCTCTACAGTGTAGGCAGCATTCGGGGTCGGCCCCAGAATAAAAGACAGCTCATTCGTGATGAAGGCACCGTTGACGGTCGGGCCAAACAGGGCGTAGTACTTAGGCAGCCCCACGGTGCTGGGACTGGGATACGACTCACGAATGAAGTTAACGTCTTTGTTCAACAAGTAGTGATACTCGCCTGCAGCGTCAACTACAGCTAGCGAATACGTCGCCAAAAAATCCTCTGGGCAAGAAAGGTACTTGTTGCTAGGCGTTGTTACCCCAGTCATGTTCCTGCGCAAAGACGGGAACTGCACTGAGTTATAGATGCGCTGCTCAGCTTGCTGGATGAAGCGATTGATCTGCGTAGTGGGGCTAACAGTAGACCCATCCGCCAGCACAACCAGCGGAAATTGGTTCTCCGTATAGCTTTGAATCGCAGTGACAAGCTGAGTGTAGTTCATGATTACGCCATCGGGCCGCGAGCCATCTTGCCTTTGGTCTGATTGCGCGTACCACGCACCACGATGCCCGAAGTCTTGACACCGGGATAGCCGTCGCGGTTGATGTTGCCAACACTCATGTTGACTTGGGGCGCAGTACTGCCGTGGTCGGCACCGTAGCCCGAGTTGCTAAGGTCCACGCCGGAAGTCCCGGTCATGGTGTGGGGAGGCGCGTAGACATCGGCCCTGCCGACCTCTTTGCCCATCACTTTTTGCGAGAACTTAGCCATTTACGCCCCCTTTTTGGTCGGGAACGAAGATTTTTTCTGGTTCATCGCACGTGCGAGGTTCCGTCCGTACTTCTTCATCGCCAACGAAGTAACCCCGCCTTTAGCCATGCCCTTGCCGTGCATACGCTTCTCATGCGCCTTCACTTCCGTACCGGCAATGGCTTTGACTTGTTTCTTGTCCATCACGGACTCCTTAGGTCGTTACGACCGTTACTGTACCAAGCTGCACACCTAACACCAAGTTATTTGGCGTAAGTCCCGTATCATAGGCTTGCGCTCCACCTACAGGGTTCCAGCCCCACTGAATAATCCTGCTACCGCCTTCGGATGTACCTGCTCCGTCTATACCGGGACCGCCATTGATGTTAGTTTGCAGCCCGTTTGTACCAGAAACTTGATAGCTCACATCCGGCCTTGGATCACGCACAGCTTGCGGATCATTAACTGGGTAAAGACCAAGAGACAACTGCGGCTGATCTGGATCCCAGCAAGAGGGGCAGACCTTTAGGTTGACGATCTGGGTCTTAATAATGAGCTTCTTAAGCTCCTTCAGCTTGTACCGCTGACCGCAGCGGTCACATTCCGCAATTGCATACTTACCTGAGGCAAACTTAGACGGCATACGTCACCTCAGTAAAACAACATTCGAGGCACGTACCGTTCAGCAGCCTTTTCGCGGTCCTCTGTAGAGGCAAGCTCCCACTGCTGTTCGTAGTCCGCCTTCAACATAGCGATACGATCAGGAGCTATGTCAGGACGCTTAACGGACAAATAGTAGGACAGCCCCGCCACCAGACAAGTAATCAAACGAAACGGGATGTCTTGGTCTGTAGTGCCATCGCCAGCGTTCTGCATCCGGCGCAGTCGCCAGTAGACAAACGTGTATTGGTTGCCCGGCGCATTGGGCGACGGCCAGACGTTGATACTGGGCAAATAGTTCACCGTGACGAATTGCGTAGGCGATGCTGTATGCCCCACAGCCGTAGTGCCATTCTGTCCACGGAAGCAGTTCAGGAGCTGATTGCCCGACACGTTCTGATAGAGAATCGTCTCGTTCTCAATGGTAATGAAGCCGGTTGCCGGGAGATTGCTCGTGCTGCTAAGCGTGATCGTGGTGTCTGTCGGGCCGATTGTCGCAGCAAGATAGCTGGTCGTCGTGTACGACTGCCCGGTCTGCCGGTTGACCCAGACCTGAATCGGCCTGCCCGTCGCGTTCTTGTTGGGGTAGGTGGAGTACGTAGACTCAGAGACGCGAGTGATGTTGATGTCAATCTGCGAGGTGTTCGAGCCAGTACGGATCACATGATCCAGCAGGTCAATCGTATTGGTGGGGATCGGGTATGTGATCTGCCCCGTGTTCATGACGATCTGACCTTGCTCAATCGTCCACAGGTTTATACCGCGATTGGCCCATTCAATTGTCAGTAGGTTCAACGAGCGACGGGCAGTCCGAAACTCGTATCCCGTCCGTACCTCGATACCGGCACGCTCGTATGCCTCCTCAATCAGATCATTGAGGTCTAGCGTAAAACTAGTAGCGCCGGAAGTGGTCATCTAAAACTCGCTGTCTTTTTAGCAATCGTTTTGGGCTGCGCTACGAACTGCTTGCCTTTGGCTTTACCGGCGCGTTTAGCCTTGGTCGTTGCCGCGTATTCGGCAGGGCTAAGAGACTTGATCGCTGCCTCCGGCAAATAGCGCTCACCCGTCTTAGATGACGGCTTACCAGACTTAGTGCGCCATTTCTGGGCGGTCCAGTCAGAGAGCGATTTCTGCGGAGCTTTCAATCTCGGTAGCCCCCGCCCCGTTCCTTATACTTCTTAGCCAGAAGCTGCGCCTTGCGGGCGCTCCACTGCCCTGCTCCTGTGCCCTGTACTGCCTGAGACTTGATGCTGTTGAACAGGGCTTTACGCATGCCGGGCTTCGTGTAATTGCCCGCCTCGTTGACCTTGGACTTGACCGATCCACCTTCGGCGTACTGCGTAAAGTCAGTATCGTCGCGGCGCTGCTTGCGCTTAGCGCCGGGCATCTTACTGGGGTTAATAGCCCCCATGCCGCGACTTGCCATCATACGAACTTACCCCGGGTTTTACCGCGCTTAGCAACGCCGTCTGCACGGCGGGAAGCCGAAACAACGCCACCTTTTTTCATTTTAGGGTACGCCGCTTTAAACGCCTCACGATCTTCATCCGTAACAGAATCAACGCCGAGATCCGTTTTTTCACGAGACGCCATTGCACCGGACCCCAAAAGCGCCGCCAACACCGCAAGATTTTTTAAGTTTCGTGCCATGCTACTCCCCTCTACACCATTCTGCCCCGCGTCTTGCCACGTTGAGCACAGCCATCCGCGCGAGCAGAAGCGGAACCGACCGAACCACCCTTAGCTTTCTTCACAGGCTCTTTGTAAGTACCCATAGAGCGGGATGCAGCGGCATCATAGGCTGCATCCATCTGTGATTGAGTCTTGGCTTCCTCAACCTGAGCACGCATGCGTGCTTCGGCTTCCGCCGTCGGCTTGCCAAGATCGGTAGGGGCCGGAACTGGTTTTTTAGGTGCCGTAGCCATCTCAGCACGCCCCGCCGTATTTCATCTTGACCTGCGTCGTCTTGGTCTTGCCTTTCTTGGCAATCCCGTCAGCCGATTTGTGCCCAGCAGCCAGCCCGCCAGA